AAGCCGTTAAAGAATCGGTTCAGTCATCCCCATGACGCCCTTCAGTATGTCCTGGTCAAGCTCACCCGGCCAACCTATGCGAAGGCCGAGAACCCGATATACTGGGAGGGGAGGCAGCAGTATGCTGACGGGGATTACAACGAGTTGGAGGTTGGGAGGTAAGATGGACTTCCCAGAGTGGTGGGCAAAGGCGAGACATTGGGAGATATGGATAACTGGTATCCGAGGAATCCCGTGGGGGCAACTGCCATATGAAGCCCAAGATAAATCAAGAGAGGCCCGGTTGGTCCGTTTTCGTGATGATGATTTCAAAATAGAGCATCGACGCGAGATTAGACCAACGGACCTTAACCCATGAGACACGTCTTGTATAAGCAGGGAGTATGCGGTGACTTGACCAGAGAGGCTACAAGGGGCTTCGGTCAGGTAGCGGCTCTTTATGAGCGTAACGGGATTGATATGGTCGTGACTTCTATCCGTGAGGGCAACCATAGTGCCTGGAGTTTACACTACATCGGGAGGGCGTTTGATCTGCGAGTAACGGATATCGATGTCACTCAGATTCGGGAAGTCCTTGGGCCGGAGTGGGATGTGGTTGACGAGGCCACTCATATTCATTGTGAGTTGGACCCATGAGCGGGGGGGAGTTATGGAGCAATTTTACCCATCCATCAAAAGAATCACAATAGTTGTTCTGATGCTGGTTCTGCTGAGTTGTGCTACGATGCGGACGGCAAGCATTGTAGTTATGGAGGAGGATGCGAAGAATGTTGAGACGCTCAGAGAGATAACGGACATTTTTTTAAAGACCTGGAAGTTCAAGAGTGCTGCGGTTAAACGGGTTCTTGGTCCTCGGATAAAAGCCATGCCCCTGGAGGCTTTGGAGGCTATGGCAATCTTGGACGCTATAGAGGCGAAAGCTCCCAGGGACGATAGGGACTTAGGCCAGGCTTTTGGTGCTATGATTGTTTCTCATTTGGAGATTATAAGAGCGGCTATCAAAGCTGTGGCGCCTGATGTTTTGAGTCTTATTCTGTTTTGAGGAGGTGCAGGCTATGGAATGGATACTATCCCATTGGTCATATATTGTCGTAATACTCTTGGCCGCTGATAAGGTTGTGGCGGCCACTCCGACGCCCTGGGACGATATTATTCTGTCAGTCATCAAGAGTGTTTTAAAGGTCTTTAACAGCCCGAAACCAGGGAGGAAACTCCCTTGATATATGAGAGAGCTACAGTGGAGGACGTCCCGGAAATGATCGAGCTTTTAAAGCAGTATCCTTACACGTTTGACAACTTGACCGAGGACCCGGCGGCATGGCTCGAAAGCCGCCTTGATGTGCCGGACGCTGCTTACTTCAAGGTGGACCTCGGATATGTGGGGTATGATCCTATTATCCCCGGCGGGGTGGCGATGGCCCGGATGTTCTACGATAAAAAGACGTTTAATAGGCTCCTCGGGGAGTTAATTAAGAAGGCAAGGGACTTTTTTCTTTACGGGTTCGAGGTCCTGGGGTTTTACAAGATACAAGCGGATGAACTGGTGGGCCAAAGGCATGGCGTCTTTCTGCGCCGGCTGGGGTTCAAGCTCGAAGGAACCCTTCGTGGAGTGGCTTTTTACGATGATAAGGTCAGGGATATGAATATATACGGAGTATTTAGAGAGGAACTGTTATGCCACCTGTAGTAGTAGCGGCGATAATACTGGGTAGTGCCGCGGCGGGGTCTGCTTACGCAGTCCAGCGCTCAACCCGGAAGGCGGCCCATGCCCAATCAGACGCTGCGAAAGATGCCCAACGAGCGGCGACTGAGGCGGCGGGGAGACAGGCAGCTATTCAGAAGCGAGCGGTGGAGGGAGCCGAGAGAGAACGTCTCAAGATACAGGCCGAAAAGGACAGGGCGGAGGCGACGGCGGTAGCTAAAGAAAAGAGAACTTCGGCTTTGGCTAAAGAGCGGTCTGACAGGATCACGGCTGGCCGCAGGGCATTGCTCAAGACAACGCCGGGAGGACTTGGGGCGGCCCCGGTTGAACGGAAAACACTTTTAGGGGGATAGATGTGGGGTTGGCTGACAATATCGTAAAACGGCAAGAAGATCTTCAGGCGGCCCGGTCAACTTGGGAAAGCCTTTGGCAGGATATCCCGGATTACGTTTTGCCTGCGAAGGCCGGGGTCACATCGGAGGACACTCCGGGAACCAGGAAGGGGTCGTTGATCTACGACTCGACGCCTCAGAAGGCGGTTAACGTCTCAAGCGCCGGGTTGATGTCGCATATGACGAGCATTGCCTCCCCCTGGTTTGCGTTAAGGACCCGCAATGAGGGTCTTATGGAGGACGGCGGGGTCAAGTGGTGGCTCCAGGAGGCTGAAAGGCGAATGTTTGCTGTTTACAACTCTAGCAATTTTTATACGAGCATTCATGAATACTACCAGGATCTTATCGCTTTTGGTACTGCCAGCATATTTGTGGAGGAGGACCCGGAGTTTGTTGTTCGGTTCAGCGTTTTTCCTATCAGGCAGATATTCATTGCTGAGAATTATAACCAGCAGATTGACACGGTTTACCGGGTTTACAAGCAGACTGCCAGACAATTGGTGCAGGAGTTCGGGGAGGACAATGTATCCCGGAACACGATAGAGAAGGCGAGAGAGAAACCAGACACTAAAGTTGATTGTATCCATGCTGTTTTTCCCCGGAAGGACAGAGATATCAGGTTAAAGACTCGGGTTAATATGCCTTTTGCCAGCATTTATCTTGAGAAGGGCGAAAAACATATTCTGGATGATGGCGGATATCTCGAAATGCCGTGGATGGTAGCCAGGTGGTCTAAAGGCAGCCGGGAGATATACGGAAGATGTCCGGCTATTGACGTTATGCCGGATATCAAGACCCTGCACCAGATGGAAAGAACGAACCTCCGGCAAGCTGAGAAGGCCGCCGACCCGCCTTTGTTGGTCCATGCTGATTATACCGGCAGGGTCAGGACGAAGCCGGGCGGGATCAACTATTACAGAGATCCCAACAAGGTCATAAGGCAAATGGATGTGGCCGGGAACATCCCTGTAGCTCTCGAGATGGTAGAACAGAAACGACAAAGCATCCGGGAGGCGTTCTTTGTTGATGTGTTTCTGATGTTATCGCAGGAGAACAGGGGTAAACAGCCCATAACTGCCACGGAAGTGGTCGAGAGAGTTCAAGAGCGGTTGATGATTCTGGGACCGGTACTTGGCCGGCTTCATTCGGAAGCATTGGGGCCTTTAGTTGAGCGGTCATTTTCTGTAATGCTGCGGGCTAACTTTTTTCCGCCATTGCCGGAGGAACTTCTCGGCCAGGAGCTTGATGTCGAGTATCTGTCTCCGTTGGCGAAGGCTCAGAAAGCGATGGAAGCCCGGTCGACTCAGGAGGCCATGCTTTTTATCCAGCAACTTTTAGGGGTAAGTCCTGACCCGGCCTTAGCCCAGGAGTTGATGGATAATATTGATGTTGACAAGTATGTCAAGAAAGCGTGGGATATCTTCGGGGCGCCGGCGGAGATTATAAGGGACCCGGAGGAGAGGGACGGCATCCGGGAGCAGAGAGCGAAAGCCCAGCAGATGCAGCAGATGATGTTAGCGGCCCAGCAGGGGGCGGATATAAGCAAGACGGCATCCGAGGCAGAGAATGCTGGTGGATAGATAAGAGATGCCGACTCCGAGATCATATAAAAATCTATTTGGTCGAGGCCGCATAGGCCCGGCTATTCTGGCGGAGATATTCGAGTATGCCGGGTTTTTTGATCATTGTTTGTATAAGGACGAGATGGCGATGGCCAGGCATGAAGGTCAAAGGGACGTTATCCTCTTTATTTTGGACAAGATGGGCATTTCGGGCAATTCGGAAGGCATGATAAGGAACATACTTCGGACCCATGTCAAGCGGGCGCCGATAGAAGAACGACAACAATACTCAGAATAGGAGGTATTAGTATGACGCTGTTAGACACGGGATCTGATCCTCAACTAGAGGGCAACCAGGACCCAGGGACTTCCGACAATCCTAAAGAGGGACAACCCCAGGACGCTCCAGCCCCGGAGTGGATGGGAACTCTCGACGAGGGACTGAAGGACAATGAGAGACTTAAACGATTCGGGGATCAGAACGCACTCGCCACGTCCTATATTGAGCTTGAGAAAAAACTGGGGAGCAATCCCCTGGTCAGGCCCAATGAGCATAGCTCTAAGGACGAGGTGGCCGCCTTCTGGACCGGCTTGGGACGCCCGGAAAACCCTGATGGGTATAAACTTCCGACGCCCGACGGCATGGAGGTCAACCCGGACCTTGATAAGAGTTTCCGGGAAGTGGCCTTTAACGCCGGGGTAAGTGCCGAACAGGCCGGAGCGATGAACACATGGATCTGTGAGCAAGCCCAGGTCATGCAGGACGCCCAGGTTAAAGCCGAGAACGATAAGACTGCCGATGCAGAGGCCGAACTCAAGAAGGAATATGGCAACGACTATGCCAATAACTTGAGTAAGGCAACCGCAGCGCTCAAAGAGTACGGCGGTAAAGAGATGTTCGAGGTAGTCAACAATCTCAAGATGGAAAACAACCCGGCTTTGATTAGGATGCTTGTCCGCTTTAGCATGGCAACCAGCGAAAGCTCACTCAAGGGGTTGGATAGTGACAGCCCGGAAGGAAAGACCAAGTACACTCGGGAACAGGCCGAGACAATGATGCTGGACCCCCGTTATAAAACGGACCCAACCTTTGAAAAGAAGGTGAAAGGCATTTTTGACAACCTATACCCGGAGGAGTAACGATCCTAAGATAGGCGCTCGATCCTTTACAGGGCAACCGTAGGCGCATTTCACGGGGCAACCGTTCTATTATTAACCGATTTACTTTAATAGGAGGGTTTTAACGTGCCTACATCAGTTTCAGAATCTTTTATAAAATTATTCGAGAGTGAGGTCAAGCTGGCTTATCAGCAGATGGCCTCGAAATGCCGGCAATGCGTCCGCCTAAAAAGCGGAGTTACCGGCTCAACGGTTCAGTTTCCGAAGTTGGCTAAAGGGATAGCACAGCAGAAGGCCCGCCACGGCGAAGTGCCTCTGATGAACGCTGTCCATACTTACGCCACGGCGACCCTGGGGGATTGGTACGCCCCGGATTATGTGGACAAACTGGACGAACTCAAAACCAATAGCGACGAGCGAGGGGTCCTGACCCAAACTGGGGCTATGGCTCTTGGCCGCAAGGTCGATAACATCATCTTTACCGCTGCCAGGCTGTCTTTAGCCTCTGCTCAGAGGATTCAGACCTCCGGCGGCCTCACCAAAGCGAAGGCTCAGAACGCCTTTAAAATCCTTAACGATAAAGACGTCCCGGACGACGGCCAGAGATACGCCTTTGTAGGTCCCCAGCAATGGAATAATTTGCTGGATATTACCGAGTTCGCGTCCTCTGATTTTATCGGACCGGGGTCAATGCCCTGGACTGCCGGCACTCAAGCCAAAAAGTGGTTGAACACGGTATGGGCCATGCACACAGGTCTGCCTACCGACTCAACCGACGCAACCCGGTACTGTCTGATGTGGCATAAGACCGCCATAGGCATGGGTGAGGGCATCGGCGTGACTTCCATGATCGATTGGGTCCCGGAACGTGCGGCTTACCTGATCGACAACATGGTAAGCTCCGGCGCCGTGGCAATCGACGGGGAAGGCATCGTACAGATAGATTGTAACGACACGGCATAAACACTTTAACGGCGTCCCTGGGGGCTGGAACCTCCCAGGGATAGCGGAGGACCTCAATTATGAGCTTTACATTTCAGAATTTTTGGAGAGTTGGCGGCGGCGGTGGAAACACGAATTGGTATTACAAGGATACCGCTGATAATGTGGCATCTCTGGCGGTTGGGGTAATAAACTCGACCTATTTCCAGGAGGCATTTGACACTTACACTCAAACGGCAAGGGCTGGTGACTCAATTAAGGTTGTGTCTCTCGCGACGAACCCCAATATGGCTACGGTTGTCGAGTTTGGTGTCCCAACGACTTGGGATGCCAATGGGGCCAGCATTTGGGCCAACTTTGCAGCGGATCATGGCGCCTTTGATTGATCTGATTTACTTTTCTCTTTCCGTCGTTCTGGTTCTTGTGGTTCGCTATAAGGGCCATTACGGCGCTAATGAATTCAAGGACCAGGCACATATAGCCCTGGCCGGGGCCGGAGCGGCCTGGTTCCTCCTTTCCGGGTCGTTCCCGAGCCTCGGCAACCCGGCGGCTGTAGCTTTTGGGGCTTTTGTCCTTATGATGGCGGTGTCCTGTTTCTGGTCTGATTACCCCAGAAACTCAATGGAGGATCTCCCCAGGTGGGCGGCTCTTCTCTTTTTATTCCTTATCTGTCAAAGACTCCCTTTAGAGACGGTTCTTTTAACTTTGTATATTCCCGCTATCCCTGCGGCGATATACGGACTTATCCAGCAGTTTTTCAAGGTGGATCCTATTTGGAAACCGATGGACGAGCAGATAAAAGTTCGGGCGAAGGCTACCCGCATGTATTCCTGGCTGGGAAACAGTAACTATACAGGGGCGTATTTGGTCCCCATGTGGTTCATAGGGTTACATTTGATAGCGACCCACACCTATCTATGGCTTATCCCTCAAAGTGTTCTCCTGGTGGCTCTCGTTTGGTCACAATGCCGTGCAGCTTGGGCGGCTGCAATAGCCGGGAGTGGGTTTGCCATTCTGTTTGTACAGCCGAGACTCTTCCCTATTGCCATTATATTCGCAGTTATAGTCGGCATGATATCCATGCAGAGGATCGAGGCGACTATGGGCCGGGTGTTTTATACTAAAATATGCTGGGAGATTTTTAGAAAGAAACCGATATTTGGCTGGGGGCTTCGGGTTTTTAGGCGAAAAATATTTAGAATCCAGGCCCAGCAGAACCAGAGGGATCCTTCTCTTCTGGGAACCGGAAAAGGCGATGGCCGGAACGAGTTCCCGGTGGGGCAAAGAGCGCACAACGATATTTTTGAAATCGCAATAGAAATTGGGTTAGTGGGGCTATCAATCTTCGCACTTTTTAGTTATAACGTGATTATGAGCGCCACAGCCTTGTCACTGTTCCTGGCGGCTGGGATCGTGGCCGGTTTGGTCAATGCCTTTTTCTTTTATAATTTAAGAATGACGGCATCGGCCCTGCCTTTTTTTGGCCTGGCGGGGGCGGTGACACCTTCTATCCAGTTTTTTAACGTAACACTTCTTTACGGCATCCCTTTAGCGGCGATTGTGGCTTATATGGTCTACTTATATGCTTATAAACCCTTTATGGCTGGCTGGTTATTTGAGAAGGCGAACGTATACCAGTGGAAAAAGGACTTTAAGGGAGCCAAAAAGTATATTGAAAAGGCTTTGAGGTATGATGAGTATAACAATTTCTTGCTTTCCAACATGAGTGCTTTCATGCTGCCGATAGATCCGGCGGTTTCCATGAGCTATGCCTCTAAACTTATTCACCACTTCGACGGCCAGAAATTAGAATGGGCGATGTGGGAGCAATACGGGACTGTCTGCTTTTTTAATAAGGCTTTTCTGGCGGCCAGGGGCGCTCTGATGATGAGCTTATACCTCAAGCCGGGGTATCCGCCGGCGGTTAAGGGCCTCCAGGAAACGAACAAGGTTCTGGCCCATGTTGAGGAGGAACTCAAGAAACAGGCAATAAAGGACCAGGAGAAGAAAGCGGCATGAACGTCAAATTAAACTGGAAAGGGGAAACCATAAAAGCCTTGAGCCGGTATAGAACCTTTTATGACAAGGGGATAGCGGTTCTGGCAATTCTGCGAAACATGGAACTTTCTGATCTCGGCATAATGATGGCGGCGTCTAAATATCTTTTTGGGGACCACATAGAAACTTCCACTATTGTTATTCTGGGGGTGGCGTATTGGGTTTTTAACGTATGCGTAAACCTTACGGTAGGGTATTTTTGGGAGAAGAACGACGGCTGGAGGATTGAGGCTCAAGTGTTTGGGAAACGATGCCAGCCTGGAAGGACTGTCCTTGTGTCCCCCGAGGGGGAGCCATACGGGCCGAAGGAAATGAGAGGAGGCGAAGGAGAAGGTCATGGCAGCAATTAGTGAGGTAGGCATTTGTAATCAGGCTCTTTATAATTTAGGGATTGATACGCCCATTGTGGCCCTGACAGATGATAGTGCGAATGCTCGGGCTTGTAACCGGGTATATGCCAGGCTCCGGGACGAACTGCTCCGGGAGCTTCCTTGGAACTTTGCTATAAACCGGGCGACTTTGACAGCCCTGGCCGATAAGCCGGGATACGAATACATCAACGCCTTTGTTCTCCCTACAGACCCCTTTTGTCTCAGGGTTCTGGAGTTGCGGGAGGAAAGGGATCCGGCACTTGGGAGTTACCCATACCAGATTGAGAGCATCGTGGATAGCGCTGGGAACAGTTTCAGGGCTTTAGTAACCGACGCAGCTACCGCTCTTATCCGATATGTAAAGAGGGTGACGGACCCTACGCAGTTTGACACTCTTTTCTCTCAAGCTCTTGTGGATCTTCTGACCTATCGCCTGTCTATTCCGGTCACTCAAAGCCGGACGATGGCCGCCGATTGGTTTTCTATTTATGTTGACACTTTGGAGAAGGCCAAAGAGATAAACGCCGTGGAGGGATTTGACCCTTTGTATCGGAAGATGGATGACATTGGATCGTGGGATAGCGCAAGAGGTTGATATGGCTTTTATAGAGACAGTCCATGCCTAAAGGTTCACCTATAATCACGAATTTTACCGCCGGGGAGTTCAGCCCAAAACTCGATGGCCGGACCGACGTATCCCGTTATTTTAACGCCGCCAAGACTTTGTTTAATATGATCGTTTATCCCCACGGCGGAGCGACCAGGCGGGGCGGGACTCAGTTTGTCTTGGAAACGCAAACCAGTTCACAAAAGTCTATCCTTATTCCCTTCGAGTTTAGCACAACTGCGGCATATATTATTGAGGCGGGCCACAACTATATGCGGTTTTTTACTGACCGGGGGAACATTGTCGCGCCTGGAGGGTCCACGCCTTACGAAATATCGACGACCATAAACGAGGCGTCTTTGCCTTTCCTTCGCTGGGCGCAGAGTTCTGATACAATGTATATCGTAAGCTCAGAGGGCGATATGCCACCAGCGGCACTTACCCGGACGGACCATAACGCCTGGACTTTTGCTGATGTAGGTTTTACTAATAGCCCCTGGAACGGCGCCACGGTTTCCGACTTTCCGGCGGTTGTGGGGTTTTTTGAGCAGCGGTCTGTATGGACCGGGATGCCTTCGGACCCACAAAGGTTCTTTATGAGCCGTACCGCTGGTTACACGGATATGACTACTGGTTCTCTGGACGATGACGGGATAGACCTCACCATAGCAGCCGACCAGGTGAACGCCGTAAAGTGGATGGCAAGCATGAAGGTCCTTATAATCGGGACCTCGGGCGGAGAGTGGCGTATATCTTCTGAGAGTTACACCGAACCTATAAGCCCTACCAATATTCTGGCTCGCCGGGAAAGCAACGTAGGAGCCGCTGACGCCCTTCCCGTAATCATTGGAACAGACATATTATACGTTGCCAGGCATAATAGAAAAGTAAGATCCCTGGGGTATGACTTGAAGGTTGAAGGGTGGACCGGGGACAACTTGTCTATTATGGCAGAGCATCTAACCGGACAATTCAACGCCGGCACAATAACGGGTATAGCCTTTCAGCGAGAACCGGACTCTATTCTTTGGGCCGTAAGGTCAGACGGGGACTTACTGGGCCTTACCTATAATAAAGCTCAAGAAGTGATCGGTTGGCATCACCATGAGACAGACGGCGAAGTGGAAAGCATTGCCATTATACCCGGCTCGGATTATGACGAACTATGGGCCATTATAAAAAGGACCGATGAGGACAACATAGCGAGTCGGTTCGTCGAGTTTATGCGGAACCCGGACTTTAACGAGGCGACCTCTGCCTGGTTTGTGGACTCTGGTCTTCAGTACGATGGAAATGGGGCGACCATTATAACCGGGTTAGATCATTTGGCCGGCTCATCGGTGGCTATCTTCGCAGATGGCGGTCATATAGCACAGCAGACTGTAACGAATGGCGGAAGTATAACGGTTCCAAATATGGCTTCGGTTGTCACCGTGGGGCTGCCTTACACTTCCAGGCTCCAGACAATGAGGCTAGATGCAGGGTCGACGGCCGGGACTAGCGCTCAAACTAAGATCAAGAGGGTATACGAGGCGGCTATAAGGCTCTTTAGGAGTGCAGGGTTTAAGTTCGGGTCCTCCAGCAGCCAAAGTGATACGGTCCCCATGAGAACTAGTGCTATGGCAATGGGTTTTCCGCCGGATCTTTTTACAGGGGATAAGGTCACGGTTAAGTTTCCCGCTGATTGGGACCGGGACGGCTTTATATGGGTAGAACAGGAAAACCCTTTACCTTTGACAGTTACGGCGATTGTGCCGAGCGTAGAAACGGAGGCGATGTAATATGGCGTCGACCGGACCAATAGGCATAGGTGCAGATTGGGATTTCAATCTAGGTGAACTCCGGCCGTCTGCCCCATCTGCCTCACCTTCCGGAGGACAGGAACCAGGCAAATGGGAGTGGCTCCAAGATTGGACGATGGATCCCAAAAAGGGCGGCCTGGCTCAACTTCAGAACATATCCGGGGCATACGGCCAAGGCAGGGCGGCCGGGCATGGCTTTGACGCGGCTGCTATAGGGTTCGACACCAAGGGCATCATGGCCGGCATAAATAAGGCGTGGGCCGGCGCCGAGATAGCCATGCTCCCCCTGACCGAGACGGTCCTGGATCTCAATTACGCTATAGATAGAACCGACATTGCCACCAGGGCGATAGCCTACTCAAGCACCTTAAAAACTAAGTACGCCAAAGCCGGGTTTATCGTGGAAGGCGTTAGGGGCGGAGGAGTCGAGGACACATACCTGACTATGGCCAGCATGGTTTTAGAGCGTTACTACGAGGAGAAGGGTCGGCTCGATATTAACCACGCCATAAACAAATTCAACTATCTGGAGTTACCGAAATTCGCTCTTGAGTCTCGAATTATAGAGGGGGAGCTGGCGGAGGACATGGCAGACATAAATGTTAAACTGGCTACCAGGCAAGCCGACATTGCGACCAAGAGCGCTAAAATACAGGGGGGTCTAAGTGTTATACAGGCTGGAGCGAGTGCTTACATGGCAATGGTAAAGGCGGAAGGGGCACGGGAGGCGAGCCAGGCACCATCGGCTAAAAAGGTAAAAGCCAAAGCCCCCGAAAAGAAAATAGACATAGGTAAGGCATTCGAGCCAGATTGGGATTTCACTCTACAGGATTAAAAAATGCCACTCATACCAAACAACTTATATAAGGCATTCGAGGCAGAGGGCCGTATAACCCTCCCGAAGGGCGGAACCGGCATCCGGGTCCAGGGTGATACCGGCGTAATGCCGCAGACGGCCATAAGCTCTATTAACCAGGGCGCCGCTGCCGGCGATAAGATAACCGGGGCGACCCTCCAATGGTTTAAGGACGTCGAGGACGCCAGGGTTGTGAGTGAGGTCCACGCCGGGGCAGCCAAGGCCATGAGGTCCCTTACGGACTATTCGGTGGAACTTGATAAGGACCCGGACCACAACAGCACCCCGGACAAGCTAAGGACGAGAGGGTCCCAACTTAAAGCCGAAGCCCTTAGAACGATGACCCCGAAGGTAGGCCAGGCGTTTGCTCAGAAGTTCGACATATCAGCCGCCCCGGTCTATACGAAGATGCAGATATCCGCCTCGAACCGGGAGATTGTGGCTCAAAAGGGGCGGGTTATAGACCTTTTCAATGACAAACTTGATGCGGCTTTATCGG